GGATGTTCTGGATGACGGTCGCCGCCGAGGTCCCGCCGACCTTCGACGTGTCGGCGGCCGTGTTCTCGCTCGTCTTGTCCGCGGTGAGCGCCCAGTCTGCGGCCGTGTAGGAGCCGGACGCGCGCGCCGTGGTGCACACGTAGACCTTGTTCCCGTTCCTCCACAGGTCGCCCACCTGGTAGGGGGCGGTCGGCGTGGCCGTGAAAGTCCGAGCCTTCGCATCCGCCGTGTTCTGCGCGGTGGACGCGGCGTCCGCGGCCGACCCGGCCTTCGTGACGGCGCTGGCCGCGTCATCGACCGCCTGCTGAGCCTTCGCCTGCGTCGCATCCAGCCCCGTCTCCGGGTCATCCAGACGGGCGCGCGCCGCGTCGAGATCCCCCCGCGCGACGTCCAACTGGGCTCCCTGCGCTGCGGTGGTCGCATCCAACTGCACCAGGCGCTCACCCGTCACACCCACACTGAACTGCTCAGCACCAGACGGGATGGAGTCGGGGATGCCGAACTTCGCGATCCGCCCCGTCGAATCACGAATCGCACGCACCCACGCGCCCACCGCACTCACGCCAGACTCAGACGGTGCCACCACGTCAGGCAGCTCAGACCCATCCAGGCGCACCGCAATATGCGTGGCATCCACCTGCTCAGTGACCGTGCCACCCTCCACGCGGTCCCGCTGAGTGAGCTGAGTCGACGCCGCCCGCTCCCGCTCGACCTTCTTGTCGATCCAAAAGTTCGGCCTCACCACCGGAGTACCCCCACATCCACTCGCATGTCACTGCCCGGCTCGCTGACGGGCAGGCTGTACGCCGTGACGCGACCCGTGAGCATCTCGCCCGTGTCGGTCTGGGCACTGATGATGTCCCCCAGCTCCAACCGAGGGTCGGCAGGAATCTCCAGTGACCTGGTTTCGCTGGTGACCATGGCGTCGCGCATGTAGGTCTGCGCCGCCGCCGTCACCTGAGCCTGACTGGTCGCCATGTTCATCTCGTAACGGGCCCGCACAACCCCGTAACCCTCCACGTCGTAGGGCGGCTGAGTCGCGCTCACCTTCGCGACGAACACCTGCTCGTCATCCCCCGCCCCCTGCGTGCCCACCACCGTCCACCGGTTCGGACGCCGATCCTGACTCTTGCGGGGCGCATCCAAGAGGACACCCGCAGCTCCCGGCGACCCCAGATCCCGCGCACTGTAGTGAGCGACCGGACTCCGACCATCACGAGTGCGCCACACGTGCAGGTACCCGTCCGGCTTCACCGCGTACTCCAGGCCGTAGGAGTCGCACAAGTCGCGGACGTTCTCCGCCCGGTCCGTCCCGTACTGAGTCGTCCTCGGCACCGACCGGTCCACCGGATCATCCAGCACCACGGGCAGACCCGTCCCCGACTCGCCCGCACACATCCGGCGCAGCTCACCCAGCAGTGACGCGCCAGACGGCGGACTCGACGGCTGATCCAGAGGATTGTCCACTAGCGTCTGCATGAGGTCCACGGCAGTCACCTGCACGCCGTCGTCCTGCTCCACCCACGCGGTGTGCAGGAACCAGCCGAGCTCCACCGTCGAGGGCACACCATCCACATCCAGGACCATCGAGACGTGCGACCGCTGCCCGAAGTTCGCCAGCGGACTCAGCTCATGCTCCGGCACCCAGTCGCGCGGTGCCGTGAAAGTGAGCTGTGTGGGCACCACCCTGTCCCGCGTCGCATCCACCACCACATCCACGACCGGCACGCTCACCGCCAGCACCTGGCGGCCACGCACCACCTCCACGCGGGCACCCACACCCACGGAACCGCGCAAGTCATTCGGGCCCGGCCTCATGACGGCATCCCTGCGATCAGGCGAGCGAGGTCCAGCACGCTGTAGTGCTGCCAGCCAGGGTTGACGAGCAGGTACGCTCCCCGTCCGTCCGGGTCCTCCACGAGGGTCGCATCGTTCGCGCCCTCTTGGATGTAGGGGCGGCCCGATGTGGGGTCGATGGCGATGTTGCTGACCATTGGTTCCCCTCCCTATTGGGGTTGAGGTGGTGTGTCCGGCCCCCGCAGGCGTAACACGCTCGCGGGGGCCGGGGTGTGTCACAGGGGGGTCTGGTAGCGCTGGGCGAGCCAGGCGATCACGCGGCGGCGAGTGGCCTCGTCGTGGGTGCCCCGGCGATGGCCTCCAGCCTGCGGTCGCTGATGGCGGCCCTCACAGGGACCACCCCGCTGAGGTCAAGCCCCGCGGATCTCGATCAGCGGCTGCCCGCACTCGGTCCAGTGACCTGGCTCGGTCAGCCCGTACACGACCACGCCGTGAATGGCGCCAGTCGACTTCCCGATGGTCCTCCACCCCGAGTCGATGATGCTCCAGTCCGGGCCGATGAGAGTACCCGTGGTGAGATTAGTGGCGTTGGCGGAGCTCGACTCCGCGAGGATGAGACTCACTGCCCGCGAGGTCTTGCTCCTCAGCGCCCAGCGCACCCGGATCTGGGATCCGATCGGCAGGTACGGGCGCCCCAGGAGGTAGAGGATCACTGCTCCCCATGACCACCCACTGGCTGGGGTGGGATCGACCATCTGGATGTGACGTGCTGGCGTCCCGTCCGGTGCCGTGCCAGCGGAGGTGACCACAGCGACCGGGACGCCGTCGGATTTGGCGATGGAGTCTCCAGGTACTGTGAGACGCCGCAACCCCCTGTGGTCCATCACTGCGGCCCTCACAGTGGCTCACCACCCTCGACCGGCTCCGGCATCCACGGGACGAGGCCCGCCATGTCCACCTCCGTGTCCGCCTGCACCGCTGCAAGAGCGGTCAGCACCTCGGGGGATGAGGCTCCCGCACGGATGCGGTATGCGGCCACGGTGTGCGGGTCGTCAGGATGTGCGAGGGGATCGACCCCCAAGATCATCCCACCCGCACCGATGATGTCCGACACCGCCTGATCGCGGCGAGACTCCGGTGACTGACTGCTCATGCTCACACCACCCAGCTGGTCGGAATCGAATCTGACAGGCCGCCGACTCTCGCCTTCCACCGCACGCCGTCGTGGAGACACATGATCTCGTCGAGAGCGTTCGCTGCGGTGGACAGTGTGATCGGCACACCGAATGCGGCGACCGCGTTCGGCATGGTCAGCGTGCGTCCCCCCGTTGCGTCCTGCTGGAGCTCCAGCGTGATCGTCTGCCCGACCACAGGCGAGGACGGCAGGACCACCGTCAGGTTCCCCGTGAGGCGCGCGTGGACGATGTTCTGCGTGGTGAGCGCACTCAGGTCGAGCGTGCCAGACACGTCCCCACGCTGATCCAGCAGGAACGCGCCCACCTGCGCGTAGCCGCGCGCATCGATCACCGCCTGATCCGCTAGCGCCTTCGCGGCCCGAGCGTCGTCGCGCGCCTGCCCGGCATCTCCGGCCGCCCCCTGAGCGGCCTCCACCTGCGGCCCGACCGCCTCGGTGACGGCCTGCTCCGCGTGCTGCGTGAGCGCCTCACTGATCTCCGAGGTGGGGTTGTCGAGGTCACTTGCTCGCATGACCCAGTCGGGATCTGCCATGTCTCATGCCTCCATTGCGTAGGGCCGACCAGTGTCGGCGTCGATGAGGACCTGCAATTCTCGGAGCGACGGATCCAGCGCCTCACCCAACGCCTCCCACTCACCCCACGTCACCACCGGAGCAGCGCCGGACATCTGCCCCGACGTGACGCGGAACTCAGTCCACGGCACCTCAAACTGGATCGCCGCCGACGACAGGCGAGTCCGCCGCGGCTTGGCGACGGTCACCATCCGCATGGGCACACCCACAGTCGGACGCGCCGGGCCAATGACCACCTGTCCATGCTGACGGAGCACCGACACAACCTCGTCCTCACGCGACAAGTCAGTCAGGACGAAGACCGCGGTCCCCGTGTCCGGCGGATCCTCAATCGCCCACCGCGAGATGCGCGCATTGAAACGCGACGGCTCCACGCCCAGATCGACCGTATCCCGATTGTCCGCGTAGATGAGGCCCTGGACGCCGCGACCGTTCGCCATCGTCAGGATGCCCTCACTCCTGCCGCCAGCCGCCCTTGTGAGCGTCACCGACGAGTCGCCGACCGTGTAGGTCGTCGGCACACCCGGCTCGGCCAGCGCATCCGACAGCAGCACGGGGCCACTCCCGTCCGCCAGCACACGATCACCACACGTCACGCGCACCGGATCAGCACTATAAATACTCGGCAAACCCGTATGCGACGCCACCCACGCCGTCACCGACACGACAACCCCCTCACACATCCGCCGCAAGAATCCGGCCATCCACCAGGTCAATGAACCCGTCCTTGCGCATGTCCAACGTGCCCGCGATCCTCAGGCCTGACAGTGACGACGACCCGGACGGCGCCGCGTTGTACGCCCCAGCAGACGCTGGGATCACCGAGCCGGACAGTTCCGCCTGGAGCCGGGCGCCCATCGTGTCCACGCCGCCCAGCACGTTCTGGAACTCGCGCTCCAGGCCCGTCCCGAGGCCCTGCATGATCCACCCGCCATTCGGGACCAAGAGCCGAAGGTCGTAAGCCTTCGGGCCCTTGTGGTCAGCAATCCACGAGGCGATACCTGATACCCACGACTTGACAGTCTCGAACGCGCTCTTCATCCCTTCCCACAAGCCGCCGATGATCGACGAGCCCGCACTCCACAGGAGAGACCCCACAGAGCCGAGCGCCGACACCATCCGGCCAGGCAGCTCACCCATCTTCGACGCCACCTGTGGGAACGCCTGCACCAGTCCTGACACGAGCTGGCCGATCGCGCTCAGTCCAGCTGTCACGAGCTGCGGGAAGTTCTGGCCGAGGACCTGCACGATCGTCGCAATGATCTGAGGAACCATCACGATCAACTGCGGGAGTGCATCCACAAGCCCGGTGATCAGGGCGACCAGGAGCTGGATTCCCGCATCGATGATCGCCGGGAGATTCTGGACAAGAGTGCTCACAATCCCCGTGATGATCATCGGAAGCATTGCGATCAACTGGGGGATCGAATCCACGATGCCCTGGATCAGGGCCGTCAGAATCTGCACGCCAGCCAGCAGGATCTGCGGGAGGGCGCCGATCAGGGTCGACACAAGCGCGACAATGATCTGTGGGATCGCCGCGATCAGTTGGGGGAGCGCTGTCACGATCCCCTGGATCAGGCCCACCAGGAGGTCCATGCCGGACTGGATGATTTGGGGGAGCATCGAGACCAGTCCCGACACGAGGGTGACGATCACCTCGGCGGCCATGGGGATCAGCGTCGGCAGTGCCGCGCCGAGCCCGCTCACGAGCGTGGACAGGATGTCGGCCGCGCCCGCGAGGATCGCCGGCAGGTTCTGGATGATCCCGGTGAGCAGCGCCATGATCACGTCGACGCCCGTCTGCATGAAGACCGGCATCTGCGACGACAACTGGCCGACGAGATCAGCGATCTTGCCCGGCAGTTCAGCCATGGTCGCGCTGAACTGGGCGAGCATCTCCCCGCCGCCCTGACTCATGAGAGCGCCGAGACCAGCGACCACGGCCGCCACGAGAGCCCCGAGCCCGAAGAACTTCATGAAGTTGCCCGGCTTGAAAAACCCGGTGATCAGGTCACCGACCGCGCCGAGCCCAGACTGGAGGGGACCGGACACGGTGTCAAAGAGCCCGCCGAACACGTTGCCCAACCCGCTCTTCACGGGGGCGAGGGCGCTGGAGATCTTCGACCCGAAGTCTCGGACGGGAGCGAGGATCGGATCGAGCTTCGCCCCGGCCTTGCTACCGATGTTCTTGACTCCGTCGAACAGTCCGGAGACGCCGTCACCGACCTTGATTTTCGCGGCCTCGAAGTTTGAGCTGATCGCCGACGTGAACGGCGCCATCCAACCAGAGACCTTGCTCCCGATGCCCTGGAATGGTGCGCCGAGCTGGGACAGGCCGGTCTGGATGCGCTGGACTGCCGCGCCGAACGGGTCGCCGTCCATCGTGGCGGCCTCGGCCAGATCCCGGTGGAACAGCATGTCAACGCCGTTGATGAACGCCCCGCCCTTCGATGAGAGGACGCCGGTGGCGGAGGAGAGAGAGTTGCCAACCTTGCCGGGGAGCTGGTTGAAGACGTCGAGGACGGCGGAGACGTCGTCCCAGTTCTTCAGTGCCGCCCCGGCCGCTCCGGCGGCGGCGACCCCGCCGGCGATGGTGATGAGCGACCGGCCGAACACGTCGAGGTCTCCGACGTTCTGAGCCCGGTTGATCGTGTTCGCAATGTTGTCGCCGAGGTCGAGAATCCCGTCGGACATGCCGTTGATCTTCGCGGCAATGTCTTCGGCGCCGACAGCCTGGATGACTGCGGACATGGCCTTCGACGTGCGATTTCTGACGTTGTCGAGTGCTGTCTGGATGCCCTTGGTGGCGTCCTGAGCCTGCTGGGAGAAGCTGGCGAACCCGTTCGCGCCCTCCTTGTCGAGCTGGAGCATCGCGTCGTTGAAGTCCTGGAACGAGACCGTCCCGTCCATCATTGCGCTGTAAAGGTCGTTGCTGTTCGCGGTCGTCCCGAGGAGCGCCTGCGCCATCTGGTCGAGCTGGCCGGGCATGACCTCCTGCATGGTCCGCCAGGCCATCATGTCCGGCTTACCCTTGCTCAGCATCTGCGTGTACTGGGACATTGCGCGCGACTGGTCCGCCGTGGACTTTCCCGACGCCAACAGCATGTCGTTGAACGCCAAGCCGACGTTCGTCGCCTCGTCCATGCCGGACGTGACTGGCGCGAGCTGCTGCACCATGCTCACGACGCCATCAAGAGACGAGGGGAGCCCGTCGAGCCGGTCGCTGATCTTCTTCACTGAGGCGTCAGCGTCATCGGCCGAGTAGCCCAGGTTCTGCATGATCTTCGGGAAGTTGTTGAGTATGTCTGTGCGGGAGACGGCCCGCCCAAGGTTCGCGACGGCGCTCGCGCCGACAGCCGCGAACGCGGCGACTCCGGTCTTCGCGACAGCCGAGAACGCCGACCCGATGCCGCTCGTGATCGTCGACCCCATGCTCCTGGTCGACGACGAGATGTCCACCCCGCCGAGGGCCTTGTTGATCGCCGGGGCGACGCCGTTCATGGCGGGGACCACGTTCAGCCAGGCGTTGCCGATGTTGATGCCGCCAGCAGTGCCCACGATTCAGCCTCCGATCGCTCCAGAATGGCCACGCTGGCCCGTAGAATCGGGCGCATGGCCCATCGACTCGCCGCCGCGCTGGCGGCCACCCTTATCGCCCTCGGACTCGCCGCGTGCGGGGGAGGGAGTTCAACATCAGAGCAGTCCGCCGATTCAGGCTCGGTCCCTGACGTGGTCGGCATGACCGTCTCCGACGCGCAGGCTGCACTCCTCAAAGAGGGATACACGGGAACTGTCAAGGATGAGAACGGCAAACTGAGCGTCGACAACACACTCGAAGTCATCAGCCAAGACCCAGCCGCCGGAGCAGACCTGGAACCGTACAGCGGAACTCCAATCAAGCTCACCGTCCCAGCAACCGCCACGCCGACACCGACCCCAGCAGAAACCGAGACGCCAGAGTCGGAGCCAGCCGAGACCGAGCAGTCGACCACCGGCGGCCTGAAAGACGACGGCACCGGCTGGACAGCCTGCGACCAGCGCGGAGAGCAGGAATTCCCATACGGGTACGACCCGCACTGGGTCCTCGGGCCCATCGCCAGCGAGTACCTGCCCGACAGTGACGAGTGGTACTACAAGGTCGAGGCCGACGTCACCAACGAGTACGGCGCCGAGCAGACCGTCAACGTCGAGTGCTACGTGACCGGCACCGAAGAGGCGCCCGTCGTGAACGACTTCATCTACTACTGATCTACTGCCATTCGGGGGAGAGCGAGGCGGCGGCGGACCTCATCCACCGGGAGTGACATGATCTCCGACTTCGCTCCGTACCCCTTCACGCCCGGCCTGGGGACAGGCTTCGGGCGCGGTGACGCGGTCTTCCTTCCCTGGTTCCCGCGCTGCCAGTTCGCCGTGTTCAGCGCGTCGACCTCGGCCGCCAAAAGCTGATTCGAGACCAGCCCCCACTGCCAGTCCGGGACGAGCCTGCGGCGCGTCCACGACTCCGGCTGGCGGATCATCGCAGCACACCACGCGGCCGCCAGTCTCAGCGGCACGTCGTGGACATCCCGCACCTGGTAGAAGCGCTTGAAGTCCGCTGACAGCTCGTCAGGCGCCTCAATCAGGCACCAGACGAGCATGGTCAGTTTGGGGACGCCTCCGACAGGGCCTCCATCGCCTCCTGGAGGTATCCGCCCATCGCCTCGGCGGACACGACCCCATTGTCCCCGCGGGCCTTCGCGCGGAACCGGTCATAGGACGCGCCGAAAAGTCGTCGCATGACGCGGATCGAGGCCGCCGTGTTCCCGTCCTGCGACTCGGCCATGTCCACGCCGAAATCCCAGTCGTCGTCAATGTCGGTCGGGAAGACGATCTTGATTCCGTCGATCGTCACGCTCTTCTCCGCGTCAGCCTTCGGCTTGTGGTCCTGCGGCGTCTTCCGCGCAGCCCCGCCCGTTGCAGCCATGCCATGCCCCTTGTCTCTCGTCGTGGTGTCGCCATGCCGTGGTGTGCACCCGGGGCGGGCGGGCATGGCGTCGACTCCCGCCCCGGGTGGCCTATCAGACGCCGCCGTCGGCAGCGATCTTCGCGATGTACTCGTACGCGGTCACACCAGCCGCGTCCGGGTAGGCGACGAGCGTCGTCTCGTAGCCGATCGGGTCGCCGTCCGCGTAGGACACGTCCGCGACCTCGCTCACCTGCCCGTCCGGGACGACGATCCGCTTCACGCGGTCACCCGTCAGCAGGATCTCGAACGCGTAGACGCGGTGAGGAAGCTCAGCCGAGGAGTGCTTGACGGCAATACCCGTCTCCAGGGTTCCGGTGACGTTGTCCTGCCCGTACGCTTCCTTCAAGACGTTCACGTTCAGCGCCTCAATCAGCGTGTACTTGAACGATTCCTTGCGGCTCGTGCGGACGCTGAGGACGATGTCGCCGCCCCACGCCGTGATGTCGTTACTGTCCGTCTCGATGCTGTTGACCAGCCCCGAGTCGTTCGCGTAGCCCAGCTCACCGAACTCGGCCGCCAGTGCGGTTGTCGCGTCAGTCGGGGCCGCAGTCCCGGAGACCGCGGAGAAGATCGCGCCCGCCGCGACGGGCTTACCCACCGACACATTGCTTGCAGTGCCGCTCATGATTTCCCTCCCAGGAGATGCCATGCCCCTTTGTGGAGGTGACCGCCCGCCGCGGTCAGACCAGCATCAGCACGCCGGTGACGACGAGCTGCGTCCTCTCCTGCCCCGAGTCCGGGTCAGGGAAGTGATACGAGGTGGTCACGTCCACGCGCGCTACGCGCCCGTCGAGAGCCACCCTGCGGATGATGACGTCAGCGACCATGTCCGCCATGTCGGCCGCGTCCGACCGTGCCGACCGGGGGCCGTGCGCCGCACCCCAGCACTGGACCGCCCACGTCGGCCGGTCCATGAGGCGGTCACGTTGGCCGCCCGTGCGCTCCACGGTCACGAACCGGTCGGGACGCTGCGCGGGGACCGCGCCGTAGGCCGTCACACCGTCCGCCACGAGCTCCGGCGCCGCGTTCAACAGGCCAATGAGAATCGACTCGGAACTCATCTGTCAGCCTCCTTGCGCCGCCTTCAGGAGCGTGTTGTTCCGCGCGTTGTCGACGCGAGCCTCGTAGGTGGTCGCTCGGACGGCGCCGTGCGGCCTGTCCGTCCAGATCACGTCCCCCGTGTAGCCGTCA